GAGTGTTATTTTCGTTGCCTATATCTTCTATAATTAAGTATCGAGTACCTGCTACTGGTGACTCTGGATTATAGGTCAGGGGATTAATAATTGCATCAAATGTTCCTGGGCTTGCTGGCCTTAAGTTATTTGTTCCGTAGTCGGCATCAGTGTCCAAATTACCGTCGCTATCAATTCCTGTATTCGTATTAAGTGTATCTGCGTCCCAGGATACTTGTAGGATTGTTGGATCTAGTGGACTTATTGCCACTGTGCCTATAACTTCTGTTCCGTTTGATTGAGTTAAGTACAATGAACTTGATCCTGCTGTGTACTTTCCAGGATATTTGTCAAAAAGTGCTTGCCATTCAATTGGCGTTCCTTGACGAACAGGTATATCCAGTGTTGGTTCTCTAGGCACGCTGCTTTCTGATTTATTCAATAAAATTACTTGATTGTTATAAACTTGAACATTGTAATCTGTAATAGTAGCAGATTCGCGAGTTAACAACTGCCCCATAGCAATATCTGGACCTGCTAATGGCTGACCTAATCCTTCTATGTAAGAATTATTGTTTACATTTGCACCGTCATAATCAGTACCTACTGGAACACTACGACTAGACCATGTTGTCTGTGTTAGATTTAAAATTGAAAGGCTTGTCCAGTCAACATAATTGTCGGTTGTCTGTAGTTCAAGGCTTGGATTAAACAATACTAGTATTTGTTCTAGTAACTGTAATTTTTGTTCAGTATTTGCAGTCCATATATCACACTTCATAGTTAACTTAAAAGGCGTTGGCATCAAACGCTCAACAGTATAGTTGCGTCCTTGTCCAGAAGTGTACACTGGATTATTTGGATCAGCGTCATTTATTTCGCGTTCTCTTACATGAACTTTGCCTACAAAAGTAGAGTCACTCATTCTAGTCATGTCTAAATCTAAACCAGAAATATAAACAGCAATTCTTGGCACACTACTAATTTTGTTTTCACTGTTTTGACGAACAATACTTGCCGCCTGCCTATCAGCATCTCCGTACATAACCGGAACACGAACAAGAGTTCCATCTCCGTATTTGACTGTAAAATTACTCAACACACGAATAGTTTGAGTTAAGTACCTTCTTATTTGTCCGTCATAAAAAAATTGCATTATAAATCTGCCTTTGGTCTAAGAGCTTTAGATAAACTCTGTCGTTGTGCTTCTCTATTCTTGCAAAGACTAATCTTCCAAGTGCCTGTATGAGGAATAATTTGTTGCTCATCGCTAATTACAGGAAGTTCAATGCGAATTTTACCAGCGTTATTAGTTATCATGCTAGTATAATCTTCAATAGTAAAACCTATTTCCGTTGTTTCTAATTTTAATACCAGATATACTGCACCTGTTAAATCTAAATAGTTAATATTGGTGTCAAATTCAATATCGCCTTCGTCTAACTTCACCCAATCAATCGCAGTTGCTTGATTGTAGATATAAGAAGTATTATTAATAAATCCAGTTTTAAGAGTTTGACGAGTATCGTTGTTGGTCATATTCATACGCACAGCATCTTCTACTTTAATCCAACGTGTGCCGTCAAAGCGGAATAATCTGTTGGGCATAAAATCTGTACGCAGGAAAAAATCATCTGGACCTGGTGCTTCGGGAAACTGTATGCCGTGGCCAAAATCATATCCGTTTTGCGGGAACCCATCTCCAACTAGATAACCAGTGTAACCAGTTCTGACAGGACGAGCATTGCTTTCTAGTGCAGTAATACTTGTTATAGATGCATCTAGCTCAGTTGTATCTGAAGTATTAAGTACAGTTGTTCCTTTTTCATCAACTGCCAAGGTATAGAACTGTCTTGTTTCATATCCACTCTTAGGAGCATCTGCTTCTGCTTGTTGAACAACAGCATCGTTAATCACAAGTTCTTGTGTTCTCATACTTAACAAATCACGCAGAGTTTTATCGCTTGGATTACCGTACGCATCAGTTGCTGGCTTATCTAAAATATCTGCGAATTGTTGTGCATCTAGTAATTTCTTGCAACGTAATCTATACAAGTGAGGATACCATGTTGCACTAAATCCTTCGCTAGCACGGCCAACATCTTCAATTACGTAATATCTTGGCAGAGCAATGTCGTAATCATTTAATGCAAATTGGTCTTTTAAATGAGGTAATTCAATAACGTCACCTGATAAGGGTTTACGTCCAACATATTCAATAAAATTATTAATGTGGACCGTCATAAAAATTATATCATTGTCAATGAATAATCCAAATTGACTTAGGTTAAAATCAATATTTGCAACATTATAGAGCCCGCGAATTTTGTAAATTTCTTCGCTGTATTTTCTGTCTCTATTTTCTAAAAATAACAAATCTTGAATGTTTGTTTCTTTGACAGCATCGTACACTGGTTGATCTGCTGTACCTTCGTCTTTTAGTTTAGGACCTAGATACTTGTGCAAATAAACATCTGTACCGCCAACCTGAAACATCTCAGAAATTGAGCGATCTATAAATTTGTAGTCTTGCCCTCGTTCGGGCTTATATAAGGATAATCGTGGCATAATGATATTTATCGCTAGATAAATATAGTAGGAGAACTTAAAATGGCAGATATATACCCGCAAGATCCTGGGCTTTCTGATAGCACAATAGAGCGAAACAAAGCATTTGACTATGTTCGCAATATGCTAGGCGACGGCATGGTCGAAGTAGAATTAGATCCAAAACACTACGAAACAGCATTAGATCGTGCGCTAACTAAATTTCGTCAGCGTAGTAGTAATGCAGTGGAAGAAAGTTACATGTTTTTAGAACTAATTCAAGACGTGAACGAATACAGACTGCCAGATGAAGTTATCGAAGTTCAGAGTATTTTTAGACGTGCAGTGGGTTCTCGTAGCGGTTTGGGTGCAGGCGGAACATTGTTCGAGCCGTTCAACTTGGCGTACACAAACAGCTACTTGTTAACTGGTAGTATGATGGGCGGACTAGCAACATATGAAATGTTTGCTGGATATCAAAAATTAGTAGGACGTATGTTTGGTGCTTACATAGAATTTAAATGGCGTCAAACTAATCATATACTAACCATACTGCAACGTCCTTTTGCAGCAGGTGAACAAGTACTGTTAAGAACTCATAACTTCCGTCCAGATTTCATGCTAGGCGAAGCTCGTAGTAAATTTGGAAATATTGCCGGACCTGGTGGATCAGGAATACAACTTAACGGTACTGCACTTATGACCGCAGGCCAACAAGAAATCGAAAAACTTGAAAAAGAAATCAACGATATGGTTCCAGGCGGTACACCGCTAACATTTGTAATTGGTTAAAAATATCTTGACCTTGTAATAAACCTGTTATATACTAGAGCTAACTTAGGAGAGCTCTATGATTATAGGCGTGTGTGGTTTTATTGGTTCTGGCAAAGATACAGTTGCAGATTATCTAGTTAATTCTCATGGCTTTAGGCGAGAAAGTTTTGCTAATAGCTTAAAAGATGCTGTTGCCCATGTATTTGGCTGGGACAGAACTATGCTAGAAGGCCGCACAAAACAAGCACGTGAATGGCGCGAACAAGTAGATCCGTGGTGGGCTAACCGCTTGAATATGCCCAACTTAACTCCAAGACTAATGCTACAACTATGGGGCACCGAAGTATGCCGCAGAGGCTTTCATGATGATATTTGGATTGCTAGCCTAGAAAATAAACTACGCAATAGCACAGACGACGTTGTTATTAGCGATTGTCGCTTTCCTAATGAAATTAAATCAATTAAAACTGCCGGTGGCGTTGTAGTACGTGTTATCCGAGGTGAAGAACCTGAGTGGTACGAAGATGCTATTAATGCTAACCGTGGAGAAAACGGTAATTTCTCATGGGCTACTAGTCGTAGTAGGCTTGAAAAACTAGGCATTCACGCTAGCGAAACAGCGTGGGTTGGAACTAAGTTTGATGCTATCCTAGACAACAACGGCAGTATTGATGATCTGTATGCAAAAATTAGAGATCTGGTATCAGATCCCCTTGACGCCAACGAACGCCCTCTTTATGCAGGACTCGTTGGCAATTAGCACATATTGTTTTAAGGTTGTTATGGCGGCAATTGTTTAAGTCGCCATCTACATGAAACACATTAAACACTTCTCGGTGATTGCTTTTAAACCCGCACTTATCGCAAGTGTTTTTTATTTTATAGCCAGCACTTTGCCACCGAGGTGCAGTTATACCTCGTAGACAGTACCCACAACGTTTTCTATAAAACGCTTTTCCTTCCTTGTAGTAATTGATTGCTACAGGATGTCTTCCGCATAAACAAAGTGGCCTCATACGAATATTTAAGCCTTTTTAGGACCTTTTTCACGGTAGATATACCTGTCAAAAAGCCAAAATACACTAAATACAATTAGAAATCGTATTCATGGAGATCATAAATGGCTCAACTTAATTCACCGGGCGTAAGCGTAACAGTTATCGATGAAAGTTTTTATACATCGGCTGCACCTGGAACCACACCTTTAATTATTGTAACGTCTGAACAAGACAAATCAAATGGTGCATCAACAGGTACTGCTGTTGGTACTACTGCTATAAACGCAGGCAAAGTCTATCTAATGACTAGCCAAAAAGAGTTAGCAGATACATTTGGCACACCAATTTTTAAAACTGACGCAAACAATAATCCAATTCATGCTGGAGAACAAAACGAGTATGGTCTTCAAGCAGCATATAGTTATTTAGGCGTAAGCAACCGTGCTTATATTGTAAGAGCGGATGTTGACCTTGGTCAACTAGATCCTAGTGCAGAAGCACCTTCAGGTGATCCTGAAGATGGTACTTTATGGTTTGACACAAGAAGTACAAATTTTGGTATTTTTCAATGGAACAGCTCAGAAGCAACAGTTACTGGCGGGCAGTCCTTTAGTAATAAAGTTCCTTTGGTAATTACAGCATCTAGCGACGTCGATGCAGGCGCTCCTAAGACTAGCATTGGAGCAGTTGGAGATTATGCACTTGTTTTACAAGATGCTGTCTACACCCTATTCTTTAAGAAAGGCAACACAGGCGGATCAGGACCTGCAACAGGAGCGTGGGTGGCAGTTGGAAGTTCTAACTGGATTAGAAGTTGGCCAGCAGCTCAAAGTTTAGCAACTCCTGCGGCACTATTGGTTGGTGATACCCTTTCTATTACTGTAGACGGTAATACAAATAATTACACAGGACATACAACATTAAGTTCTCTAGTAACTGACATCAATACAACGAACGAAGGTATTGGCGATGAGACCGATGCTCGCGGCATTTCTGCGGCAGTAATTAATGGTCGATTAGAATTGTACACAACTGGAGAAAACTTCAGTGTTAGCGGTACTGCTGTTGCAAAACTAAGACTAGTATCAGATGGTAGCGGTTCATGGGCAAGCTCAGGAACATTTATTGCACCTACTCTTAAAATAGTTCAAATGCAGAAGCACTTAAAGGGCTAGACTCAGCAGGTGGCGGTATTAACTTAACACAAAGCGCACTATTTGTAAAAACAAACGTAGACGAATCAGTAAACGGCCAAGGCAATGTTGTTAACGCAAATTTCAAAATTTACGCTCGTAAGGTATCAGGCGCAACTGAAATTTCTTCAACTTCTTCTTTCACTGGATTTACAGCTGGTAGCAATGAGTTTACAATTCAGGAAACAGTTAAAGGAAAAGCAACACTTTCAGACGCTCTTACTGTTGAATTTACAGCATTAGGCGGTTCATCAAATGCCGCAGCTGATATTGACACATTTATTGCTGCACTAACAGCTAAATTAAGCGATGCTACTTGGGCAACATCTCCAATTAGTTCAAGAGTAACTGTTTCTAAAACAACTACTGGAACAGTTTTAATTCGTCATAACGATGGCGGAGATATTGTATTTGATGAATCAACAGCAACTCCGTTAACAGATCTTTTCACTCCATATACTGTAGATGTAAACGGTGTTGGACAAGGTACTGTTAATTTTTATGACAACAGCACTGGAAGCGGATATGTTGCATCTCTTTGGAGCCCATACCCAGCAATTTCTACCAGTTCAGACGCACCAACTACAGAAGCACCAGATGGACAATTATGGTACAACTCTATGGTTGATGAAGTTGATGTGTTAGTTCACAACGGCGAAACATGGGTAGGTTATCAATACAACGGTACTGGAATTTCTGCAATTACTTCTCCATATTATACAGCGGTAGAAGATGACAAAACTGATCCAAAAGGCCCAATCATAAGTGCCACAAAACCAAAGACACAAACAGATGGTACTTCATTAGTATCTGGAGATTTGTGGGTTGACACCAGCGATTTGGAAAATTATCCTTCGCTTTACAAATACAATAAAGATTTAGGAAAATGGGTTGCAGTAGATACAGGCGACCAAACAACTGAAGAAGGAATTCTATTTGCAGACGCTCGTTGGGCTACATCAGGAGAATCTGCTGATTCTTCAACAGTAATAGAACTGTTAGTTAGCGACTTTGTAGACTTCGATGCACCAGACCCTGCATTGTACCCACGTGGTATGTTGTTATGGAATTTACGTCGTTCAGGATTTAATGTTAAGAAATTTGTACACGATTACATTGATGTTACTGCTGATAACGTAAGACAAGACGGCGCTAGCATGGCAAATTATTATGCTAATCGTTGGGTTACTGAGTCTGGCAATCAAGCTAGCGGAGCAGGAACATTTGGCCGTAAAGCACAACGTAAAGTGATTGTTCAATCATTGCAAGCTCTTGTAAACAGCAATCAACAAATTAGAGATGAAGAAAGCCGTATATTTAATTTAATCGCTTGCCCAGGATATCCTGAATTAATTAGTGAAATGACAGCACTTAATTACGACAGAGGATTAACTGCGTTTGTTGTAGGAGATACTCCAGCAAGATTAACACCAGATGCAACTAGCCTCAATAATTGGGGCAAGAACGTTGCAGGTGCATTTGAAGACAATGACGACGGTTTAGTTACTTCAGACGAATATCTAGGAATTTTCTATCCATGGGGCTTTACTAGCGACAACATTGGTAATAACATTGTTGTTCCTCCAAGTAACATGATTTTACGTACTATTGCATTAAATGACCAAGTTAGTTATCCATGGTTTGCACCAGCAGGTACACGTCGCGGCGGCATTACTAATGCAACAGCAGTTGGTTACATTACCAGCGAAGGCGAATTCCAATCTGTATCATTAAATACAGGACAACGAGACACTC